ACAGTTAAAGGTACTGACATTGTAGTAGCACCCCATAAGATTGATGAAGTAAAGGTACTGCGTAACCTCGGTATTAAAGTACCCTCACCTATCCTACATTACTATGACTGGGTTGGCGATTTCACTCCCTACAAGCACCAACGCTTAACCTCTGCATTCTTAACCATGCACAAGAAAGCACTGGTACTTAATGACATTGGTACTGGCAAGACACAGTCAGCACTATGGGCTGCTGACTACTTGATGAATGTTGGTGAGGTTAAGAAGTGTTTAATCATATCACCACTGTCTACACTTGAAAGGGTGTGGGGTGATAGTATATTTACAGGCTTTATACATCGCACTGCAGTCACACTACACGGAACAGCAGCACGTAGAAAGAAGTTGCTACATACTAAGGCTGACTTCTACATCATTAACCATGATGGATTTAATATCATAGCAGAGGAAGCGAAAGATATGTTTGACCTTATCATCGTTGACGAGGCTGCTGTACTACGCAACCCATCTACTAATAGGTTTAAGATATTCCGTAAGTGGATGGAAGGTAATAGGAATACAAGGTTGTGGTTGATGACAGGTACACCAACACCTAATGACCCAACAGATGCTTGGGCGTTAGCGAAGTTAGTCAACAGTCCGTTCTGTTCCAACACATACACTGCGTTCCGTGACCAAGTGATGATGAAGATAGGGCAATGGAAGTGGCTACCCAGACCAGAGTCAGTGGACATTGTGAAGGATGTATTACAACCATCGGTTAGGTATTCTCGTGATGAGTGCTTTGACTTACCCGATACTATAATACAGACACGTAAAGTACCATTGACTAAGGAACAGGAAAAGTATTACAAGGAAATGCTAAGGCGTTTCGTTATTGAAATGGAAGAGGAAGGCTCTATCACTGCTGTCAATGAGGCTGTTAAGTTACAGAAACTTGTACAGATAGCATGTGGTGTAGTCTATGGTGATGACGGGCAGAACATTGAGTTGGACTGTTCGCCTAGAATTAAAGCAGTAGAGGAGGTGATTGAAGAGGCAGGTGAGAAAGTTATATTGTTCGTTCCGTTAACTGGAACATTACATATGTTGAAGGCTAAGTTGGAGAAGAAGTGGAGTGTCGCAGTTGTTAATGGTGCAGTGAGTTCAACAAAACGCAACCAGATATTCAACGACTTCCAAAATAGTAAAGACCCAAGGGTATTGATTGCACATCCTGCAACTATGGCTCATGGGTTAACACTAACATCAGCGTCAACCATCATATGGTATGGACCGATAACAAGTAACGAGCAGTATGTTCAAGCGAATGGTCGCATTGAGCGAATAGGTAAGAAGCATGTATCAAATGTTGTACACATTGAGTCCATCGCAGTGGAGGCTAAGATGTATGACAGGCTACGTAACAAACAAAAGTTACAGGGATTGCTTCTTGATTTAATACAACAAGAAACGAGGTGACATATGAGTCTAACAGTAGACCAAGTAATTGAAACATACATGAAGTTTCGCAAGAAGAAAGAAGCCATTGAGTCTGAGTCGAAAGCAAAGGTCAAAGGTATTAAAGAGAACATGACGAAACTTGAGTCGTGGTTAAAGGAGAAAGCAGATGCCGACGGAGTAACATCCTTCAAGACCAATCATGGTACAGCATTTCTAACTACCAATGACTATGCTCGAGTTGCAGACTGGGACGCTATGCTAGGATTTATCAGAGAGAATGAAGCATACGACTTGTTTGAAAAGCGTGTAAGTAAAACAGCAGTTCGTGGATACATCGACATGAACAAGGCTGTCCCCGCAGGAGTTACATACGGCACAAAGATTGACGTCAATGTCCGTAAGCCTGCACCCAAAGTTGATGTTTAATAATAAAAAATAGGAGAGTACAATGTCAAATATTGTTCCCAGTAATATCCAAGTTCCTGCACACCTTGCAGGCAAAGTAGGCGCACCATCTGTATTAGCGCAATCGTTAACAGGTGGACTAGCAACGGGTGGCGATGGCTTCCCACGTATCTCTATCAAAGGTAGTCGTTTCCGCATCGTTGATGGCGGTGATGAAACAGTCCTTGACTCAACCAAGATTGATGTAATCATTGTGGGTGCTAACCCTAGGTTATCTAAGACATGGTATGAGAAAGCATGGACTCCAGATGCAGAGCCTTCAGCACCAGACTGTTTCTCGTTGACTGGTGTCGGTCCACATACTGACAGCACCAATCCACAGAACGATTTGTGTGCCTCATGTCCTCAGAATGCTTGGGGTTCTAAGTTAACACCACAAGGTCAGCAGATTAAAGCCTGTGCAGACCAGAAACGTTTAGCAGTAGTTGCTGCTGATGATGCCGATGGTTCAGTGTACTTACTACAAGTAACTCCGGGTGCATTGAAAGGGTTGAACGCCTACCAGAAAGAACTATCTACAAGAGGCATACCACCAGAGATTGTTAAGACCACGTTGTCTTTCGATACTGATGCGTCATACCCTAAGTTAGCGTTTGGATTTGGTGGCTTCATTGATGAAGCAGCGCAAGCCGCAGTAGATAAGTTGTTTGGTACTGAGCAAGTGTTAAAGATAACAGGTGAGAAAGAAATTGATAAGCCTGTTGTACCTAAAGTTGCAGCCAAGCCAGCACCAGTGGTTGAAGCAGTGGTTGTAGCAGTGGTTGAAGAAGCACCAGTGACTAAGGGATTTGGTAAAGCAGCACCTGTTGAAGCACCTAAGCCTAAAGCAAAACCTAAAGCGAGAAAAGTTGTTGAAGAGCCAGCGGAAGCACCTGTTGTTGACAAGGCTACAACTAATCTTGCTGATGAGATTGCTGCTCTTGTAGGGGAAGTTGCTGATGACTAAACCGAAGCCACTTGATTTTTCTAAAGTGGAGTCGCTGCGTAAGCATATGATGCTTACTATCACTGACATGGCGTCAGTGGTGGGAGTGTCACGTATGACCTATCATAGTTGGAAGAAGGGTACGCCCATTCGGAAAGATAATGATATCAAACTACGTGATACACTACGCAAACTTCTGTCAGTTATGCAAGACAAAGGGTGGCCATCACCCGATATCATTGTGCTTGACCCTAAGGACAGAAAAAAGCAACTCGTTGATTATTTAGAGGAGTATCATTAAGCAGACTAGAGAGGGGAACTTCCCCTCTTTTTATTGAGGAGGACAAATGGACACGTTGGAATTTCTACAGCGCGTTCTACCTACCAAGGGGTTCTACGTCACTACTGTCATTAACAAAGACGGTAATAGACAGGGATTCTTTGATAGCGTAGACGAACTGTCAAAGGTCTGTGTTAGGTCAGACCAAACTAAAAACAATACCTACTACGCAATATCAGCCTTTAAAACTAAGGGCAACCGAAAGCAAGACAACGTTAGGGCAACCAAAGTTGTGGCACTTGATGTGGACTGTGGTGAAACGAAACCATATCCAGACTGGAAGGCTGGACTAACAGCACTAGGCAAGTTCATCAACGAGTTGGAACTACCGAAGCCTATGATAATTTTCTCTGGTAACGGACTGCATGTATACTGGGTTCTTACAGAAGAACTAACACCTATGCAGTGGAAGCCATTGGCTGGTGCTATGAAGTTAGCCGCAGCAGAGAAAGAGTTTCATATTGATGCAGGACTAACAACCAACAGTGCACTGGTACTACGACCAGTTGGAACTCACAACCCTAAGAATGGGAACGAGGTGAAGTTGTTGGTGGATGCTGAGCCTGTTACGCCTAAAGCTCTTCTAAGTAAACTTACAAACTACGTGCAATACAATCAGGCCCCTAGTAGTCGACAACCACGTGAGAGTTCGTTGCTGAATAACTTAGCAGTGACTCAAGAGTACCCACCTGCTGTTGGCTCTGTTGTATCTAGTAAGTGTCAGCAGATTGGTTGGGCAATTAAGAACCAGAAGGATGTACCAGAGCCGTTGTGGTATAGCCTCATCGGAGTTGCGGCATTCTGTGTAGACCCAGAAGATACTGCAATCAAATGGAGTGAGGGGCATGACTCCTACTCTGAGTCAGCGACAAGAGATAAAGTTATCCAGTGGAAAGACAATGCTACTGGACCAACAACTTGTGACAAACTTAAATCTGATAGACCGAATGGTTGTAGAGGGTGTAAGTATGCAGGCAAAGTTGGCTCACCAGCACGACTAGGTATCCAGTACCAAGAGGTAGCCATTACTACAGAAGTACCAGATAAGGTAGCGAACCTAGTACCTATCCCGAAACCGTTTAAGCGTACACAGCATGGTATCAAGATGACTATTGATGATACTGATATTGACATATGTAAGTTTGACATATACCCTGTAGGTTATGGACGTGATGACCACCTTGATTATGAAGTTGTTCGTTTCCACTGGAAGCGACCACACATCGGGTGGACTGAACTTAAATTACGACAAGCATACTTAACAGATGGAAGCAGAGAGTTTCCTACTGCGATAGCAGACCAAGGTATTGTGCTATTCAACAAACGACAGACGGAGTATTTTCAACTTATGTTACGAACATACATGGAAGAACTAAGGCAGATACGTACCATGACCAACCTCTATTCAACCATGGGTTGGAAAGAAAACAATACGCATTTTGTTATAGGCGACACAGTTATAAGCAAAGCAGATGACGGCAGTGTCTCAGAAGAACAAGTTACATTATCAACAGCATCAAGCAACTTAAGTACAGGTATGTATGGCAGGAAAGGAGACGCTGCAGCGTGGACTACGATGACTAACATGCTAGAGAAAGCACATATGCCGAGTCATATGTTTGCTTTGGGCGTTGGCTTCTCTGCACCGCTGTATAACTTCACTGGCTTGAAGGGATTAACGGTGTCGTTATATGGGCCAACAGGTGGTGGTAAAACACTAGCACAATACTGGATACAATCCATCTATGGTGACCCAGACAAGTTGCACTTCGCTGCGAAGTTTACACAGAACACACTGTTCAACCGTATGGGTTTGTATGCACATTTACCGATGACCATTGATGAGGTCACCATGATGCAAGACAAAGAGGTTGGCGACTTCTGTTACTGGGTGAGCCAAGGTAAAGACAAGGCGAGACTAAGTCGCTCAGCAGTAGAGCGTGATACAAAAACATGGGCAACCCCGGTCGTTGTATCTACAAACAAGTCACTGCAATCTAAGTTGATAGCCTCTGGGTTAGACACCGATGCACAGATGGCACGTTTACTAGAGGTTACTGTGCCGCCACACGAACTATTTACTAAGAGCAGCTCAGCAGGTAGAAACCTCTATAACTTCGTAACAAATAACTACGGTCATGCAGGCCACACATTCATAAACAAGTTGATGGAAATAGGTTCTGAAGATATAAGAGCCATGGTTGCCGAAGCAACTGACACATTCCACAAACGATACGGCGCTGAGTTCAGTGGGCAAGAACGATTCTGGGAACAAGCTATCATACTATCAGACCTAGCATCTAAACTTGCTAAGGACTGGGGATTGATTGACTATGACTATACTAAGGGAACTGAGTGGGTACTTGAACAGATAGGTGCTATCCGAATAGTGGCAGAAGAAAGTAAGATGGACTCGTTTGATATCATATCAGCATACCTTAGTGACTTCGCTGATGTTGCTGTCACTGTTATGCACACAGCAGGACAGAAGCCAGTGGTTGACTTCCAACGATTACCACGTGGAGAGATACGTGTTAGGTTCGATGTCTTCCGTAAGACAATGACTGACGTGTTCAGCAGTGGTACGCTAATGTTAGACCGTACTCACTTCCGTAAGTGGTTATCTATGAGCGGGCATGATTACAAGTCGTTCTGTGGTGAACTTACCTGTGAACACATTGATGCTACACCTAAGTCTAAGAAGTGTTTCTTAGGTAAGAACACACCTATCAAACTAGGTCAAGCATATGTTGTGGGTATCAACCTCAATCATCCACGACTGCAAGGCATACTAGATGATGCTGATGTAGCCGCAGAGGATTTGTTGCAGGGTCAATTACAGATGGTTAACTAATCAAATCCATACATCCTACGGAGCTGCTCTAACGTAGGCTTCATAGTCTTCGCAGGTTGTAGTCTTTCAGACGGTGGCTTCTCCCATTCACGCAGTGACCTATTAGCAGATTTTATAAAGTTACTAATGTAGAAAGGAGAGTCATTACCTGCGACTGCATTCCACTCATCCACTGATGTCTCAATAGAACGTGCCAATCCAGTATCTTTATTTATAGTTGCCTTAACCCAAGCATTGCGGAAGTCTGCACGTACTGACTTCGCGTAGTCACCTGTCTGTTTCGCCATCCTAACAATATCATTCTGCCTTGATGCAACCGATGGGTAGAACCCTAACATCCTCATAAGGACAGTCTTGTTGTCCATCTCTCGCGACAACACTTGCCCCCTAGAGTTAGTTATCTGACCTGTATCCATGTATGAGTAGGAGTCAGATAACGCTCGTAGCCCAGTCAATGGTGCATCTCTAAGCACATCAATAAAGTTGCTCTTATCAGACTTAATACCCACAGCTTCTGCACCATACTCAAGTAAGTTCCAACCTGTTGTTACTATGCCTTTACCTGCTGCGGCTACTGGCCCGAGAGCATTAATCGTTTCATGTTTGAACGACGCCCCTTCTTTAAGCGACCCCGTCAATGGCAACAAATCTCCCATACCAATTCGTGTTGAAATTGTACCGCCTGTTATGTTGTCCAACACACCTCTCATAGCGTATGGCGCTAAGCCGGGGGATAACGCATCAAAGAAATTATTGAGCTCAGTTTCAACGGTCTTCTTCTTAATACCAAAATGTTGCATCAGAGTATCTACTAAGTCCATGAGGTCATCAGCAAAAGGTATACCTTTAATACCTGCAACAAACACAAGCAGTGATAGGTAATAGACTCTACCAGCTGGTGGCATACGTGTCAATAACTGCACTGATGTGATAGGGAACTGCTTATACATAAATGGAAATTGTAATATAGAACCACGTGCTACCTTAGGTCTATTAAACATACCGTACTCACCCTGCGATTGCTCGACAGTAATTCTTGCCTCTCGCTTAGCAATATGTACAGCTTCTTTCTCAGACTCACCAGATGCAATGGCTCTAGCGTACTCCATCTCATATGAAGCGATGGCTGAAACTCTACGGTTGAGTTGCTCAGTGTAGGTGAATGGAGCCATCCATTTATTGATAGCGCTTATCAGCCTAGGGTTAGTGATACTACCACGTGATGAACCCATGAGTGCATTGAACAACGCTGCTTGTAGTCCACCCTTCTGGGTTTCTGACAGTAGGAACTCAGCAGTGTGTTGTTCAATACCAGCTTCTTTCCTAAGAGCATCACCCTCTGCACCCTTAGCAGCTAACTGCTTGAGGTAATCAATCTTAGAATACTTACGGTGTCCTAGCCTAGTAGCTACATTAAATACTTGAGTAGTGGCTTTACTAAATCCGAAGCCGCCACCTGTACCGTTCTTCGCGTTGTACGTTGCAAGTAGTGGTAACGTGTGGAGTAGTAGTGAAGTAGTATTAATGATACCAATGGCTATATTTCCACCGAGTTGCATCAGTACAGTAATCATCTTAAGTTTCGAGCCAATAGGGTGTCGAGATAGCATGTCCTCTGTACTCACTGAGATATTATCCGCCTCTCTATACCATGCGAGTATTTCCTCAGCCTTATCTTTGTAGCGCTCGCCTTGTCCCATCAGTTGTAAGTCAACCTCTTTCCCAGCGACAGTCATCTTAATATGCCTACCTTTTTCACCTGCTTCAGCACCAGCCATATGGCGGTATGCATATGCATACCTATCAAAGGCACGCTTAGCAGTTTTAAATGCGTCGGTATCATACTCACTCTCTGGGAACTCATTAACCCTAGCGGCTAGTGCATCTAGTGTGCTTCGCTTACCGAACCACATCTCACCTCTATCCATAAGTGAAGTAATTTTATACATGTTATTCATCTTACTGATGACGTGTGCAGCAGCCTCTAAGTCCTCAGATACAAACTTAATAATATCCCAGTCGAAACCAGCGACATTCTCACGCATCAAACCTTTACGCTTACGGTCAGATGCCGCGGTTGTAATTTTCACGAGCTTAATACGCTCGGTGTTCGACAGTGTATGCCCGATACGTTTCATGGTTAGTAGCACCGCATGGTAATCAATACCTGTTGATGCTGGTTGAGCCTGGCGAGTTTCACTTCGCTCAGCTTTGAGCGTCACATTAACTTCATGCCCTTCAAAGTTTAGTACCTTATAGGACTTACCACCAAATAACTCATTGCTATCCAGCTCCTTCATGATGCCTTCCATGTTGGTCTTGCTATCACCTTGGTAGTATGGGAGGTGGATAGACTTATGCAGCTGCACCGAGTTACCCTTAGAGTCATAGGCTTTCATCATAACTTGGTACTTACCCTTACGCCACAGTGGTACGTAAGAGCCTAGTATTGAACGGGCAGCGCCTAGCGTAGCATCCTTAACCAGTGTATCTGTTGTGAATATCTCTCGGATAGTGTTCTGCACAGGGTACACATGTGCATCAAGGTCTAGTTTTAAATCATTAAACCCTTGCAACTCTCTAACAATACCGGCGACACCAGGTTCGTTAAGGAACTCAAATGAATCCTCATCTGGGTTTTTAGTTAGCCAGTCTTGTAGCTTAGTGTCGTTGTGGAAGGCCCGTGTTATCTGTATTAGAAAAGTCTCAGCCTTCTCTGTGCTTTCTCTACTAGGTATCTTTAACCCAGTTGTCTTGTCTATGTCCGGGTTCTCCCAATGGATACGTTTGTATACGTCATATATCTTTTTGATAGTATCCATCTGCCCACGACTAAAGGTTGGTGTGTCCTTATCAACGCCGATAAAGCGTAACTTACTTAGCTCACCCGCCTGCTCCTCTTCAGCAGATTCAAGGCGGCCTTTGAGTTTCTCCAGAGCCTTGTCCGTCATGGTATCCATGATTTCGTTATAGGCTTTCCAGACTTTACTATCTTCAGTTAGTCCTGCTAGGTAGTCTGGCTTAAACGTTTTACTGAACTCAGCCTCAATCTCACCGTCAGTCTCTGTCTCACTAACTTTTATCTTAAGCCCTTGCTTAAACTGTGCGAGCGTTACCCTACCTTCTAGCTTCATAGCATCAGTCACTACAGTGTTCTCAACCCATACGCCATCTGATATAACAAATAGTTTCTTATCACCATACTTTCTAAGTAGGTTGCTATCTAGGTTGCCACCCTTATATAGTGATGCCATAGCTAATAGTTCAGATACTTGGTTATATTCTACTTGACTTAAACCACCACTGGCCTCTAGCTCCCATACACGAGACATCATGCGGTTCCAGCGATTCATTAAGTCACCCGACTGTTTACCCTGGCTCTCAAACATCTTGTAGAGTTCATGCAGCCCTAAGGATTTTAGAGCAGTGTGGTCCATCGTCTGGAGGAACTCCATGACATCATTAGTCACGTTGTTAATACCGCCCGTTCTATCTATATAGTCTTTAAGTTCACCTGGATTAGTTAGTTCTTTAAGGCGCCCCCAGAAATTAGACATACCTTGGTTGAGTGCAGCAGTCTGTAACCAGTTGGAAGCAGTCGATGCTGTGTCAGCCATTGCATAGCGCCCAGAGTTCTCATCCTGCACTAAGGTCTCCATGTTCTTTAGTATAGCCTCAGGTGTAGCCAAGGATGATTTGCCTGTTCTAGCATACCTGCGTAGGTGATGTACCCAGTATCTAGCTTCCCACTGTTGAGGCTCATGGTTGAATATCTTTTTGAACGCCCCCTTAATAGCTTCCCACAATCTAAGCAGTGTATTATTATCAATCGCTGCAGCAGAGTCAGCAATAATTTCTTCTACGGCTTCTAGTCTACTTATGCCATATACGTCTGCTCTGCGTATAGCTTCTGCTCGCACAACGGTATCAAACTCTAAGATATTACTGAGGATTACTTTGATTGAAGCGGGGGATAATAAAGCTCGTAACCCGTTGTGTCCTATTACCTCGTGGGCTAACACAACTTTCAGTGCCTTCTCAGTTGGGACTCTATCGCTGAATATAATAATGTTATTACCAAATGAGTACCCCATCGCTGAGGTATCTTCAAAGGACTCGTCAGCTCGTGCTGCTACTGCTCGTTTGAATAACTCCGGAGCAGTCTGCTTCATATGAGCCTGGTCTCTGAACACACGTACTATAGGGTTAACCTTAAGTTTCTTAATCCACTTCTTAACTAATAGTTTAGTCTTACCGAGTGACAGAGGGTTGTTAATAGTCTCACCATCATCACGCATATACTTACCAATGGTGGCATCAGACTTACGCTGTGCCTTGTCGTTCTGTACAGTACGCGCAACATCTAACTGTCGTAAGTCTTCCTTGAGTGCAGGGTTTTTATCGATTATATCGTCACGTTCGTTCTCACTCATGGTGAGAGTAATGCCTACTTCCTTCTTAGCTGCCCTAGTCTTAGTGCGAAGTTGTTTTATGAATGCTCCCAACCTAACTGAGTTCATACCTATGATTTTAGTATCTGCAGCGATAGCAGCCTGTGCATCAGTGCGAGAGTCTTTGCTCAGTACATCAGTCTTAATAAGAACTTTACTACCCAGCATCTCAGCTTTGAACTTACCACCGATTATGTAATCACTAAGCACAGTACCACGTTCGGGGTCTACCACAGTAGTATCAAGAATCTTCTGGCTAACATCAGCTAACATCTTATCAAGTTTTGCTTTAGCCTGCTTCACGTTCTGATACCCAGCTGCATTAACACGGAGTAACTTTTTAACTATATCCTGGCCTGTTACTGCTTTAGGTTTTGCCTTACCTTTTACCTTAGGGGCTTCTATAGCCTCGCCTGTAAATTCAATGTCGGATAAACGTGCATCATCAAGCAGACCTTGGTTTGTTAGGTACTTGAAGTATGCGTGTGTCTGCCCCTTAGAAGATGCAGGACGCGGCTCATTATCTCGTAGATTAGAAATTATTGTGTTGTCTATAAACGTGCGTGTTGCAGGGCCAAACTCTGTTTCATTCAACCACTTACCTACAGCCCGGTTTTCTTTGAACGTTACGTGGCCTTTACCTACACGGTTAAGGTTGAGAAGCCAGTTGTTAATCACGTGTGTGAGCATAGACTTCTGCTTCTTAGAGCTCTTCTCACCCTCGATGTCTTGCATCAGCGTAGTGATTATCTCCCTAACTGTAGATGCCCCCTTGCTATCTGTTTCAGCTTGAGCAATCCTAAGCGCCTGGACTTTAGATATCTTGCCCTTATGGCTATCCATCCACCGCTTAACCTCAAGCTGGCGTACATGGTTAAGCTCACCCCACTTAATAGGTAAACCATGTGCATCCCATGCATCTCTAGCTTGGCCTTGAGTTGTTGTTGTAACTTTGTCTGCCTTAGTCTTCGCATCTCTACGCTCTTTCGCAGTTAGTTGAGTGGCTATACCTAATAGTTTATTAGCTTTCTTAGCGGCTACTTCTTTCTCAACTTCTGTTGCAGTTAACTCCTGGAAGAACGACTCGAAGTCTGATTCACTAGCGCGGTTAGCACGTAACTCTTCTAGTTCATTAAGTTGTTCGGGGGTTAACGAGGATAGCTTGACAGATTTGTTCGTACCCACATGTAATGTCTCAGCTGTACTCAGTTGAGTCTTACGCTTAGACTTAAGTTTCATTGCTGGTGGTAAGTCTAGGAATTTATTTGGGGTGTCCTTGGTTGGTGATGTCTTCTTCTTAAGCATGTTACCAGCGAGTTCTTTCTCACTAGCTTTAGGTTTCTTCACGACCTTAAGTTTCTTAGCGACCTTAAGTTTCTTAGCGACCTTAGGTTTCTTAGCGACCTTAAGTTTCTCACTAGCCTTAGGTTTCTTAGCG